CTCTTTGGATTACACTTGAACAGATTGCTAGCCTGTTGCTGCAAGGTACTCGTCATAAGGGCTTGAGGAGGCGACTCTGACCAGGGCTTAGTTACAGCCTTCTTAATTAAGCCACCCTGGTCATCCTTGTGGTTTTCAAGGTAGTTTAATGCTGACTCCTCATCACCCAGGTCATCCAGCATTACGGCTGACCACTTGACCTTCGATCCTGCTGACCACATTCCTGATATGCCCCACGAGGAGTCTGTCTTGAATGAATCAATTGCTGCCTCTCTTTCGCAGACAAGTCTAAGTGCGGGAGTCTGGCATCGACCGGCTGATAGTGCAGTCTGACCTCCGATATGCTTCCATAGCAGAGGTGAGATTGTAAACCCTACCATTAAGTCAAGCATCGCACGAGCCTGTTGAGAATGAACACGGTTCATATCGATTGTTCTAGGATTCTGGATTGCATCGAGAATGGCGTTCTTTGTAATCTCACGGAAGGCTGCGCGAGGGTTCGTGGTCACGTTGAGCTTTAGCAATGTGGCAACACTGTAAGCAATTGCCTCACCCTCTCGGTCATCGTCAGCACACAGAATAATCGATTCGGCTCCCTTGGCATCCGCCTTGAGTTTAGCGATTGTGGTAGCCTTCTCTTTCATAAATTCATAAGTAGGCTCGAAGTTTTTATCAATACCAACGGCTTCTAGATCGTGCGCTAGAGCACGGATATGACCCATCGAAGCAATAACCTTATAACCGAATCCTAAGAACCCTTGGATCTTAGAACATTTCGCCGGTGATTCAACAATAACAAGACGCATAAGTGTACCTTAGTGTTATTAATCAAGTAAAATCATTTTTTATACCGCCAAGTTCCAAAGTTAAGAACACTTAATGTGAGCAGTGGCAATAGCCGAAGGCGTAGAGTCCCACCTATTAAGTGTAATTTCTTTGTCACTAGGTTTTGCGCAGCAACCCTTAGGGAGTACTTGTTTTCCTAAACGCTTTGCGTTTAGGAATTAAGTACTCCACGGTAGTTAACTCTGCAACTAAAGAGCTAAGGTCAAAAATTGATTAAATTATGCAATAATTAAACAACACAACCGCAATGGATTACTCTAAGAAATCACTTCCTGATCTAATCGCCATCTGTAAGGATAAGAAAATTAAGGGCTATAGTGGCAAAAATAAGAAAACAGTAATTGATCTTATTGTAAATCATAATTTAGAACCATCAACCCCACCTGAAGATCTTATGGTTCATCTGGAGCACGTCCCTGGAAAGAAGCGAGTTGTTTCACTGTTCGCAGGATGCGGTGGTCTAGATTCGGGGTTTCTAAAGAATGATGCATATACCCACGTACTCGTGAATGATTTTGATAAGGAAGCCTGTAAGTCATACGAGGCCAATTTCAAGATTAAACCAGTCTGTGGAGACGTTAAGAAGTTAACGGAGATCCCCGATTTCGATCTATTGATCGGCGGCTTTCCTTGCCAGGGATTTTCAATGGCCAACCCCTATCGCACGGAGAATGATAAGAGAAATGAGCTATATCTTGAGATTCTTCGTATTCTAAAGCTAAAGAAGCCATCCTACTTCCTTCTGGAGAATGTAAAGGGACTTCTAAATATGGGTGGATATGAGACTGCAAAGGATAAGAAGGATAAGACGGGCAAGATTATGAAGATTATCCTAGAGGATTTGAGGGCTTGTGGATATAAGGTTAATTTCAAACTCTTTGAAATTAAGCTATATGATGTTCCACAGAAGAGGGAGCGTGTAATTATTATTGGTGTACGTGACGATATTGCCTTTACGCCAAAGTGGCCAGAACCATCTAACAAGATTCAGACTCTAAAGGATGCAATTGGTGATCTACCCATTGAGTATAACCCAGAGATTCAACACATTGGCACTCACCACAAGTGCGCAGTGACAGGGTTTCTTGGAAACCGCGAACTTGCTTGGGATGAGCCTTCTCCTACGATCACGGGGCGTGGTGGTGGGAGTGGCGGACCGGTCATTCACAATCACCCATCACTAAAAAGACGCCTCACGGTGCGTGAGTGTGCTAGAATTCAGACATTCCCAGATGATTTTAAGTTTAGTGGATCTATCTCGTCAATGTATAAGCAGCTAGGGAATGCAGTGCCTTGCAGATTCTCCGAGCATTTAGCTAAGATCTTTCAGGATGCTCCTTAGAACTAAACGGCCGCCTTAAATCTTGGTTTATCTTGTGTAATACGATTTAACTTCACACTCGACGCTGTGTTAGATACGATGTAGAATCCCTTTGTCTCGTGTACAAAGACGAGGGTTAATCCGTTAAATAATATCGAAGGAAAGGCATCGAGGGTATTTTTTAGTTCTAGAGGGTCATTTATATAAGGGTGATCTAGGAGCTCATTGATCCTTTCCTTATTGAATTCTTCGTCTCCAAGAACTTTTTTGATTTCATTAAGGGGTCTTCCTTCAGCAATAAGCATCTTATATAATACATTTGAGTGAACTTTCTTAGGTTTTCCTGTAAGTATATCGAATATATCATAGATTCTTTTTGAATTTACTTTACCAAACTTAATATCGTGGAGTACTCTGCAGATCATAGTTATATTAGCCAGGTTTCCTGCGCCAATTTCACCAGGGCTCATACTTAGAATAACTTCAGTTAAGTCTGGATTTAAGGTTCCAGTGAAATCCTCATTGAATTTCTGGATAATCTTCTGGAGATCTGAAATTTTATACTTAATTGGTCTATACAAGTCAGCACCCTTTACACCCGATCGAAATGAATTTGCTGAGTCGAGCTCTTTCACTTCACCTCTTGAACAAAGAGCTTCAATGCAAAGATCAAGGTCATAGGAAACATTTTGACCGAGTGGCTTTGTTCCGAGAATTTCAGCTAGTTTATACTCTCCATTTCCAATTCCAGATTCTTTGACTTCAAGCTTAAATGGTACGTCATTTGGATAATCGCTCCAGGGGATCCACCTGTCAAGATCTGCGGCTGTTAGAACCTTTTTAGGAGCATTTGGTACCATTGCCTTTGGAACCCATACTGCGCCATTAGCTGCGCTATTAGCTGCGCCATTAGCTGCGCCATTAGCTGCGCCATTAGCACCACTTGCAGCCGCTGCATTCGGTGGCCGTAAAGCACTACTGGCTTTCTCTAGTTCTTCATAAAGCCTTAGAGTTTTAGCACCACGTTCTCTCATAAAGCCTCTTGACTCAAGGGGGTTTTTAGTATATGCCTCAATTTTTTTAGCTAACATCTTCATATTCTCATTTTTCCTTGTAAAATTATAAGAGCCGCGCTTTAATTCCATATTTATGCTATTAATTCGTTGTTTCTTTTTTGCAATAGCGTTATTATCCATCTAATAGAGCTAATAAAAATAAAAAATTGAATTCGTGGGCCGCCCAGTTTTTTGGTACCCCTACAGAACTTATAAGACTTACAAATGTCCGCTTCTGATATCATCATCGCCCAGCTGCGCTCGGAGCTCGCTGCGAAGCAGTCAACCATCGATGCTCTTATTGCCGCGAATGCAGACCTCGATATGCAACTGAATTCCCAGCTTACCAAGGCTCCTGTGAACACGGTTCATTATGAGAAGCGCCCATTTGGAACGAAGCTGAAGTGGGTTTCCGCAGAAACCCCCAATATCTACCGCGTGGCCATCGTCGACAAGAATCACAATGTTATCCAGGTGAAGTCTATGACTAATAATGGCGCTGAGATGGATCCGAATCCGCACCCCCTCTATGGGCCCAGCCTGAAGAAGACACAGTTCGATGACGAGGTTGCCTGGCGTGCCTCTTTGCCTCAGGGTGAGGTGACAGTCACACCCTTTATGACAACGATGCAGAAGAAGAACCAGCCTCTCAATAAGGAGATCGCTGACCCCCTGAAGCTCAAGGAGGTAATGCAGCGTTTCAAGGTTCAGTGCAATGTCTATACTGATTTCAGCAACAACCAGCGCCTCATTGATTCTCGCAATATGCTTCTGGCAAATAGTGTGAATCGCCCCCACGATGTTCCCTGGATGACTCGAACTGTAGAGCATTTCGAGCGTATGTGCGCTACTCACACGGAGGAGGAGAATAACTACGAGCGCCCCCGTATGCGCGACTACGGTTTCAAGCAGCGCCTTTACATCGCGGTTGGTGATGTGATTAAGGAGATTGCCTACGAACTTTACAAGGGTACGCATTACATCGTTGACCGCGAGGGTAATCGCTACAAGACCTTTGCAGAACTCGGTGACTGCCTGAATGCGGATGGTAAGCCGCGCATCACGATTAAGTATCGCAAGGGTATGCACCCTGTTGCGAACCTCTTCTAATAACATTCGCCAAATCTCAAAGAAATCCAATCTCCTAAAGACTAGATGGATCGCCCCACAGCATCCGCAGAAGGGTCTCTTTTTGAATTAGTCGCCCGAGGCAGAAAAGATGTATATTTCACATCGAACGAGAAATCTGCAAGTGTCCCGTTTTCTTATAATATGGGAACCTGGCCGGCCACTATTGATGAGACACGGCAGACCCAGGCACTCAACACTATTGATTTCGGCAGATCTGTTGAATGGGAGATGGAAGTTTTTGGAGATCTTTTGATTTCTGCGGCCTTGACCATAGAACTTCCTAGTTGGCTTCCTCCAGATATTTCTGCTATAAACCCGAAGTCTGTTATAACAGATTCTTCAGGCAACACATATGGCTACACTCAGGGTATCGGAGCTTTTTTATTTGAGCAGATTCAGTTCTACCAGGACCAACTTCTTCTACAAGAATTCTCTGGAGATTTCTTGTACGCGTGGACCCACTTTCAGGGCACTCTCAACCAGGAAGCCCTTGCTCTCAAGGAATTCGGGTGCCACCGTGGTACACCTCTTGAGATCCAGCGGAATGCAACCCCTGGAAAACTAACTCTTCGCCTACCCTTGATTGGCTGTGCTCACCCAGAAGAGGGTGGCTTACCCTTCATCGCGCTCCCCGGTCAGAAATACAGGATTCGTTGTAAACTCAGAAGGCTTGAGGATTTAGTGGAGTCTTCATCAGGCGCAGTAAAACCCGCACCCTGGTCGAGATCAGACTTGTCTGTAAAAGATTCGTCAGGCAATCAAAGACCCTTCAGACCTCTAAGCAGAGAATTGATTGGTAAACCCTTGATAACTCTTGAGACAAGTCAGCGCTATGTAAGACAGGATATACAAGCACTCTTAAAAAAGACACCGAACCAAATACCCTTCTTGAGACCCTTTGAGAATAAGTTGAGCCTTGATCCATCTGATTATGTTTCTGTTGGAAACGGAGGGACTTCTTATGTAACGAAGCGTATTGATGGTCGCCACCCTGCTGAGGCTTTAATTGTCTTATTTCAGTCATCTTATTACGAGGAGAGAAATCAACTATGGAATCTGCGGAATCCCTTGCAAAATAGCAATGGTTCTTATTTCAACACAATGAAACTCCTAGTTGCTGGCAAGGAAAGGGAAGTTGAACGAGACTCAAATATCTGGAATCACATATCTCCTTGGACCAAGTGTGAAAAGACACCAGGTATCCCAGTTTCCTGGATTCCTTTTTCGATTGGCCCCACTTACGGTTATAGAGCACCTCAAAGACGTAAGCCATCTGGTACTCTTAATTTTACAACTGCAGATAGACCAACACTCTGGTTAGATATTCAGGATACTCTAGAAGGTATTACAAAACAAAAAAGAGTGACGATGAGGGCTATTACTATTGGTTGGGGTATTTATAATATTGAAGATGAAAGGGGATCACTTGTCTTTGGAAACTAAATGGCAATTCCCTCATCCATACTAGGGGCGAACTGACCACGCTGACGTAGGTGTGGACCAGTATCCTTCTTATAGAAGTAAGAATCATCCATCGGGACAAGAGGAGGAAGTTCGTCATCTTGACTGGCTGCATCCCGCCTTGCGATGTTCGCCTCCTTGATCTTGTTCGCGAACTCATTGAGCTGATTGAGTGCCTTCAAATCACGCTTAGCCTGATCGCTCATCTCATCACTGGAATCAGCATCATCACTTAAATCCCTTGCATCCTCTTCATAACTTGGAGCCTCAGGAATTACATAGCCTCTAACAAACGACTCACATACGCGATAACCAGTATAATAAACACCAATGAATGATGAGAACATTGCAATATAATTCTGACCAGAGGATGAAGAAGCATATGAAATCGTAAAGAGTAGGAAAGGGATAAGAGCAGTTAATGTATCTAGACCTGGCTTACCAATATTTCTGAAACGAGGATTGATATTGCCAGAATCATAACTGCCCATTTTACTATGCTAAATATAGTAAAGTAAAATGCGTCAATTTTTATAGTAAAAGTTGAATACCTTGCTCGACACATATAAGGTATGTCCCAGTATCGCCTAGAGCTTTGTGTTACCAATCAGGGTTCCGAGTTCTACCCAGCCCTTGGTACTGTTGAGACACCTTCTCCTGAGAATGCTGGTTATGATCTTAAGATTGTGGTAAATCAGATTTCCACACCAGTTGCCACCCTTGTACCTCTTGGTGTAAAGGCACGTCTACTAAAGTATGATCCTTCTGCTAATACATATGTAGGCTCTCACTTTAGTCTTGAGCCCCGCTCATCAATTTACAAGACAGGGTTTATGATGGCAAATAGTCGTGGCATTATTGATCGCTCGTATCGTGGTGAACTGATGGCCCCGATGGTTACGGTTGGTTCAAACTATAAGACTCTTGAGGCTGGTACACGACTGTTCCAGATTATTGCCCCTGATATGGGTCATATTTCTGAGGTAGCCTATGTTGATTCACTTCCAGAGACTGAGAGGGGTGCAGGTGGGTTTGGAAGCACTGGACTTAAGTGATATCTTAGATTAGAAGATAAGTAGATGGATATTAACCAAAAAAATGGATATGGAACAAAACAACCAAAAGGTCAAGCAACAACACTCTTAGATCTTGCCTCACGTGATATACAAGATAATATTCTTTTTCCATTGAATGCAAGTATAACAAGATTCACGCGGGATGACACTATTCGAACGGTTCCAATGACTTCCGTCTTAAGAGACTTCACCTTTCGTGGCCCTGCAGAATTCGGACAACGATTCACCTTTGAGTTAGGAGATATTAACTGTGGAGATCTTCTACAAGGACTCTTTATTCAGTTACAATTTGGAGACTGGTTTACAATGGCAGATCGCCTATCCTTAGAAATGGGAAAGACTGGCTTTATCGACCCCCTGAAAGCCTGGACGTACATCAATTCTATGGGGACCGCAATCCTAGAGGAAGCCACTTTGGAAGTGGATGACCAAGTCCTTGAGAGAATAACAGGCGATTCAGTGAACGTAGTATCCCAACTCTTTCCAGATTTGAATACGCAGTCTGGTCTAGCAGGAGTCGAAGGACGTGTATCCCTACATGACCTCAAATCCTGGAATGGCTCTCGTGCCCTTCCGACGGAAGATAATTGGGTTACAGTACCGCTTGTTTTTTCTATGTTACGTGAGCGTCTAACCGCAACTTTTCCGCTTATAGCTTGTCGTGCAGGAACCGTTAGAATCCGTGTATCTCTTAAGCGGTTTGATCAGATTGTACGCATCATTTCTGGATCACGTGAAACTTGTGAAGATACACCCTTAGGAAAGACATTCGAAGTGAATAATCCTAAAGATTCAAATAGCAGAATTACCACTATATCATCATTAGTCCTTCCTCCTTCACTAAAGAATATTCAACTCCTCACATATGGAGTATTTGTTGATGGACCCTATCGCGAGATGTTGCTACGGCAACCCTTTGAACGCCCCTATCGTGAGATCCAACACTTTGATTTCACGGAACCTCTAAAATACGTATTGAATAAGTCTGGAAGTGATATTATTACGGTACAATTACCTCTAGAGGCTAACCAGCCCATCGAGGAACTTGTATGGTTCTTACGGCGAAAGGCGGCCATCACCTTGAATAACGACTGGATTAATTACTCGGCAACTCTTGAGAAGGACTATGATCCAATTTACAATCCAATGGAGCCACTATTAGTTAGTGCAAAGATACAGGCCAATGGAATGGATATTATACAGCAAAGCGAGTCCTGGTTCCGCTCTCATATATCAAGAGCACATCGTGGAGGAAAGGTTGCATATGATTCGTATATCTATGGATATTCCTTCGCTAGAGAGCCAGGTGAGCACAATCCTACCGGCTCGATCAATGCAAGTCGCCTCAGTTCTTTAAGACTTACCTTGGATGTGAAGGCACCTGGGGGGACATCCGATACTGAGTGGGAGGTTCACGTATATGCAATTGCCTTTCAGTGGGTACGCTTTGGAAACGGTCTATGTAATAAGGTATTCATTGATTAAACAAAAATTGATATCGATCTATCATCAATACTATACTATAAAAGATGTCAGCAGGTAATTCTGAATTTACTGCTGAATTCTTTGATGAGTCTTCTAGAGCCTGGATGGATAATAAGAAACGCCTAGGTCATTCTATGGTATACCGTTGTAATTACGTGGTTGCTAGTGGTAATCAATGTAAAAATAGCGCGAAGATGCCAACTGGTATTTCTCCGCGGCGTTGTGGAATACACATAAACAAAGAACTTAAGTCTATTAGTAAGGATGGTAGCTAGTTTATTGAAAATTATATCCACGGGGATGCAAGATGAGCGCTTACAACCACCAAAGGATCAACCAGATCTTGGTGCTTTTTCCACTGTTTTAATCAAGGCTGGACGATATTCAACAAATTGGTCAAGAATCGACTTTGATACCCAGGCAGACTTTGGGAAAACATCTATTGCGCGACTGCCAACTCAGGGTGAACTTATCGGCAGAGTATTCTTAGTTGTTCAGATGCCAGATATTAAGACTCCACAAGTTCTAGCGCAGACTACAAAGATAAATGGTATAACACCTGAATTCTTAGGGCCTCACTTTGGTTGGACGAATAGTCTTGGACACTCCTTAGTCAACCAGGCTTCCGTCTCAATTGGTGGCGCCTTAATGGACACAATCCCAGGGCGCCTAATGGAAGTTATTGACGAATTCCAGACTCCCCTAGAGAAAGTTGTGGAATCGAATAGACAGCTTTGCAGAAAAGATAATGGCTTTACTCAAACATCTTTCGGTAATGATACAACCTCACAGGAGGTTGTGACATTACTCCCTTTTTGGTTTAGTCGTGGAGATCCTGGCTGTTTCTTACCGATTGATGCCTTAAATGTTGATGAGGTACGTATAACAATTGACTTCAATCCGATAACGAGTGTCTACTACACAGATTCTCGTGTAACAGATTCTAGTGGTAATCAGATTCAGACAAATATTCCAGGTGGAGCCTTGTGGCCGATGACATCTTCCCCTTTTTATTATGCAGATTCTAGTGGCACCCTGGTCCCAGGATTGGAATCAACGCTATCAAATACAAGAAGAGTATCAAAGTACCCTGGGCTTACGATGCCCTCCTTATATTCTCTCAAAGATGCCTACCTTCTAGTTGAATACATATATCTTGATAAGGCTGAGGCGAACAGATTTCGTATTGCAGATATACAGGTTCCAATTGTACAACACTATACGATGACACCTGTAGACAATCAGAATACAAAAGAAAGTCGTATACGCTTAATTATACCAAATCCTACAAGGGACATTTTCTTCTTCTGTCAACGCTATGAGGCTGAGGGATATAATGCACACTTTCTTGCATCAAGGGATTTATCAGATGATAAGAGTCAAGGTAGGCTGTGGTGGCCAGATGCTCAAGGATTAGATGAACGCTTATATGGCTCATTAAACCCAGGATTCTCAACGCGTTTTTCTGAACCATTAAGGTGGTTAGCACTAAACTATGCTGAGACCTTAAACCGTATTAGTACTGAGAATGTTGCCTTATTCCGCTCACTTATACCATCTATTGAACAGCGAAAGGCACCCTGGGTGAATCGATATTTCTATAATATACCCCTTGGATCTCAGAATGGATTTACACCTTTTTCAATGCCTATGGGAGAGGCAAACCTTGATAAGATACAAAGAATGCACCTAGTTCTAGGATTCCACGGTAAGACTGGAATTATTAACGATGACTTCGTGGATCGCTACACAACATATGTATTTGCTGAGACCTATAATATATTCCGCGTGTATGGTGGTCGTGGGGCTATAATGTTTGCTTATTAACACCTCTGAATTTATATATATATATAAATAAATGAGTGGTGCTTCTAATAATACTTGTTGCACAAACCCCCCTAACCCCTGGTTACCAGGGTCTCAGCTTCAGGGATGTGTCTGTAATCAAGAATGTGTAGAAATAGAGAGTAAAGTTGAGCGTTATCTTTTAGAATATCCTCAAGTTAAATCTATTCCAGCGGAGGTTGCGTATTTAGATTCTAAGGCAGAAGCTTTTTCAAATGATATTCTTAAAGTAAACCGTGCATTAAATACAGCCCTTATTTCTCCAAAGTCGTATAAGGAATCGGTTGAAGCTATATTTTATCAAAATGCAGCTGCTGCAGTAAACTCGGCAAACGCTGCGCTAATCATTGCTCCTCAGACAGCAGCGGTAGAGGCTGCATCATCTGCTATGGCAGCAATAACTACTTCTAGACTTGCATATACTGCTGCTACTAATGCAAAAGCTGCTGCGGATTCAATTATAAATTTAAGCCTTTCTCAGATTGCTAGTTTAATGGTAAATGTAAAAATTTCAACAGATGCAGTTGTATCAGCGGCAACAAACTCTAGTAGCGTATCACAGTCAGTCTATTTTAATGCTGAATCAGTTAAATCAACTGCTCAGAATAGCCTTACAGAAGCTAATAATTTATTAAAAGATGCCGAACTTGCTACTAGCCTTGCATCTTGTAACGCAGTACCCGGCTCAAGTGCAGCAATACTTACGTGGAAAAATAATAATATAAGAATTACAAGAGCTAAAAGAGAGGTAGAACTTTCTACAATTGCGTTGAAATCAGCATCTGGGGCAGTAGATGCGTGTAGATCTGTTGCAATATCCACAGCAGCTGCATTAGCAGCAGCGAATACAGCATCATTAAATACAAATACAGCAAATATATTCTTTACAAACGCAACTGCTGCAACTGCTGCATATAATCTTGCACTTCAACTATATCAAGAAGATTCATCAAATAATGTGTTATTGGCAGCTGTAAATGCTGCAAGTGATGAGATGATTTATAGAAATGCTCAACTTCCACCTATATCTGCAATGAACAATATGGTATCATCAACTGCAGAGGCATCATATTTAGCAAATATCGCTGCTGCTAATGCAAGGACATTATCAACATCTTTAGAGATAAATGCTAAAGCAATTGCAAGGCCTACACATAATCCAGTTACCCCTCAAATGATTGCAACACAGACTGCTGCCGCAGAAAGATTTGGAGCAGAAGCGGCTGCAGCGGCTGCACGTCTAGCAAGGACTTCTGCCACACCAGCTATTACGCCACCACTTCCACCACATTCTCACGCAGAGTATAGTGCACGTGTACCAAGAAGCAGACGATAATATCTTTATTACAAATACAATATACGATTAATAAGATGATAAAAATCATATTATTAATTGCTATATCAAGCGTGAAAATTGAATGCCGCATTTTTACCTTGTAAAGCATACAACAAAATGACGTACTCTAGCACGGCAATCGAGATCCGCCTTATCAATGACCTCTCTACCTCTAAGCGCGATGACCAGATCGTTATTAAGAAGGACCTTTGTTCGAATGAGTTTGAGCTTACATATACTGAGTACTCTGCTGGTTCAACGCTGCCAATTAACCAGCGGATGTCTGGTTTCCACCACGCAAAGGTACTTGAGTATGTGTATCTGGTACTGAAGAATCAGTATCTAGACAATGAGCCTTACAGTTTCATTCAGTTTAATCTTCCTGCAATGCCTCGTGTTATTA